CTCCGGATGACGGGAAAGAACGGGAAGTGTTCTTGAAAGCACAGGCCGCAATGGTAGTAAAGGTGAACGCTCCGGGGCGAAACGACGTGGCGCAAATTGTAAATCGAACAGGTGGCAGCCTACGACGGGTTTATACCGAAATCGAAAAAATCAGAAGGGAGGCCGATTATGAATAAGAAGATTTACCAGTTAGGTATGGAGCCACAATACGCCGCCCACGTGCTCCTGCTTTGGAACGAAGGCGAATATCCTTGCGATATTCGGGTACGACGGGCAAAGACGGTCGGGCTGATCGTGATAGAGATAGATAATTTGGAATTGGCAAACAAAATAGTAAACGCAACCAGTTGCCAGGTAGCAGTAAAGGAGATAAAAGCATGAAAAGAGCCTATTCACCAAAAGAAGTACAGTCTATGAATATCCCCTGTTTCCCATTCGAGGGTGAATGGGAAGCCGCTTTTGGCCGACCGGATCGGACCGGAACGTGGATCATTTGGGGCGAAAGCGGAAACGGTAAAAGTACCTTCGTCATGAAGCTGGCCAAATACCTTTGCCGGTGGTGTACGGTCGCTTACGACAGCCTGGAAGAAAGTACGGGGCTTTCATTCCAAAACACACTGAACCGAGAACGAATGGAAGAAGTGAACCGAAAGTTCAAAATATTAGACCGGGAATCGATGGACGACCTGAGCGAACGACTTTCGAAGCGCCGTAGCCCCGATGTAGTCATTATCGACAGTTTTCAATACTCCGGTTTGACGTATGCCAGCTACAAGGCACTGAAAGAAAAGCACCGCAACAAGTTGCTGATATTCGTTAGCCATTGCGAAGGCGAAAAGCCGGAAGGCCGGGCCGCCAAAAAGGTGGCATACGATGCCGACGTAAAAATCTTTGTCCGGGGCTTCCGGGCCATCAGTAAAG